AATTGAGGAATTTGAGTATCATATCAATGTTGCACGGTACATGGGCTACGGTAAACAGTTCCAAGACTTCAAGTGCAACGTCCACATCTCCGGTAGAAAAGGTCCAGCCGGTATCCAAGCCGCGCTTAAACGACTCACCCCCGAAGCCCGTAATTGTATCACTATCGAGAACGACGAAAACAAATGGGGAATCGATGCATCCTTGTGTTTGGAGAAAGATGTGGCGCTGGTTCTAGATATTCATCACCACTGGTGTAATAGTGGAGGCGAATATATTGAACCAACAGATGATAGATTTAAGAGAATCATTGACAGTTGGCGTGGCGTGCGTCCTGCAATACATTACAGTGTAAGCCGTGAAGACTGTCTTGTTGATCAACGTCCAGACACAAAGCCTGACTTTCAAGCATTGCTAGAGCAAGGCTACAAGAAAGCAAAAATGCGAGCACACAGTGACTACATGTGGAATACTGCGGTTAATGATTGGGCATTAAGATTTTTACCCTACGCTGACATTATGGTAGAATCCAAATGTAAGAACTTAGCAAGCATTGGCCTTTATAAATACAATGAAGGAAAAGATAATGAGCAATTACTTGAGCAGCATGTACGGTCGGAAAAGCAAGACACTAGAGACACCGTCCTCGGATAAAAACCCAAACAGAGTTACTGGCGGCCTTAGAGCGCAGGGCGCTGATTCTTATAAAATTATTGCAGAAGATGGATCCACACAAGAGATACCAACACAAGCATATGTGCGTAGCCTTGAGGATCAACAGAAAAAAATGCGAGCAGCCATTAACGTATTAGAACGTAAGACTACTCGCCAAGAGTCAGAACTGACTACTATTAGAAACTTAATTAAGCGGACCTAATTGCCTTAATAACAGCATCTTTGTTCATACTGGCATTGGCTTTAACACCCTTTTCCTTAGCAAGGGCTAGAAGATCACGTTTATTCATTACGTCTAAACCGTCATCTTTCTTTGCTGCTTTTTTAGCCGCTGGTTTTTTAACTGCTGCCGCTGGTTTCTTTTCAGCCTTAGGCTTTGCTTCTGCTTTTGCCTTTGGTGCTGCTTTTTTAGCCGCTGGTTTCTTTTCAGCCTTAGGCTTTGGTGCTGGTGCTGGTGTCGGAACCGGCATTGGTTCGCTTGGTGCATCAGCTGGTGTAATGCCTAGTAGTTTTCCCAACCATGTTAACATTTTCTTTACTCCTTTGAGAAATTGTATTAAATATAGTTAGCCATAGGAGAACCTAAAATGATAAAGAAATGGATTAAAGATAGATTAGAAGAACGTTCTAGCATCGATGGTGCTTTAATGATTGCAGCAGGTGCTTGTATAATTATATTTTCACCTTTTGCAAAATTAATTGCATACGCTGCAATTGTATACGGTGCTTATACAATATACCGCAACTAAAATCTACCTATTGGCAAGTCTGAACTAGCACTCATGTTCCAGACTTGCTTTTTTTCTACACCCTTTTTTTGTGCAAACTTTTTACTATCACAGTTAATGCACACGTGGAAGTAGTTATTACTAAGTCTTTTAGGGTCCATTGTTCCTCGTTCCCTAGTAAATTCTACAGCACAATTATCACATCTTAATAAAATCAGCGTCTTATGGCGGTAGTATGTGTGTTCTATACCGCTTTTACTTTTACGAACATGAGTAGTTTTTTTCTGTGTCTCACCTAAATACATAAGTATATTTACATTAAGATTATAAAAAATAGCCATAAATAATAGTGAGGAATAGCAATGTCAATATGTACACTAACACCATCTGCACAAGCACAAATTGAAAAATTATGTGACGAAAACGATTGTTACGGAATAAGCCTTAACATCAAAGGCGGAGGATGCGCAGGGTTTGAATACGAATGGGGCACTGTCAAATTACCATCTGATATGGACGAAGACGACGAAGTTATAAAAACTGAAAATAATTATAGTTTTATCATTGGAGTCGATAGTATGATGTTTTTGATAGGTACTGAAGTAGACTATGTAACTAGTCTAGTAGGATCTAACTTTGAAATTAACAATCCTAACGCTCAATCATCGTGTGGATGCGGCGTAAGTGTAAATTTTGACTTGGAGAATATACCGCAACTGTAAAAAATTAAAGGGGGCACATTATGGCCAAGCAACAGGTAGATATTGGTACCGAGGGTAATGACGGTACTGGTGATAGTATACGTGAAAGTTTTAAGAAGGTAAATGAAAATTTTGAGGAACTGTATGCCGTATTTGGCATCGGGGGGCAAATTGGATTTGTGGATCTTACAGATACACCTAACACATTACTAGGTAATGAAACTAAGATTCCGGTAGTCAATCCAGCAGGTAATGCTATAGAACTTAGAAGCTTAACTAGTAATGGTTCAGTAGCATTTAGTTTCGATCAAGATGGTGAAGTAGTAATTAGTGTTGCAAGTTCTAATGTTGAGTTAGACACAAGTCCTACACTAGGTGGCCCGTTAGACGGCGGCGGTTTTGCTATAGGAAACATAGACGTATCAGAAGATGCAGTAACACTTCTTAATGGTATTCATGGCGCTAATTTTACAATTGACGACTTGGCGATTAATAAACGTTATGCGGATGCTACTTACGAACCTAAACTTACTATAGGTGGTTTAAGACTTGCAGACGAACCTACAACAGTTTCGCAATATACAATAGCAGTTGATACAATAACAGTAGGTGCTGGTGACTTACGCGGTGACTTAACTGTTACAGCACACGGATTAGCAGATAACTATACAGGATCAGGCTGGGTATTCTCTAGTACTGGTGATATGCCAACATTTCTAAATTCTACAACAGGCGCCGGTGGTACCCTTACACAGGGCGCAGTTTATTTTATTGGAGTTAAGGATGAAAACACACTTACAGTTCATCCTACGCAAAATGATGCACAAACAGGCGGCACTAGATATATTCTTACTACAGGCACTGGCACATTAACTCTTGTAGACCAAGACTATGATGCAACCTTACCAGGTAACTGGTTAAAGAGTGTTGCTATTCCAAGAAAGTCAGCAGTACGTAGACAAGGTGATTCGATGGACGGAGCATTATTCCTTTCTGACCATCCTGGATCATTCAAAGGTGTAGGTATTCCTAACGGACAAGATGACCTACAAGCAGCAACAAAATTATACGTAGATCAACTATCAGGCGAAAGCCAAGTTAACATTTATGTTAGTGAGCAAGGCGACGATTTACAAAAAAACACACCAAACGGCAAAGAAGGATCTAGTTTACAACTAGCCTTTAGATCTGTCAATGCAGCATGTAGAAAAGCTGAGGAAATTATGATTGCTGCTCCTAGAGAGCCGGGTCCGTATATGCAAACTATTACATATAATAATTTTGAAAATGCCGCAACTGTTCTAAACGCAGGTATGCAATCACCGGTAGCAGATAGAGCTGATGCAAGAGTATTACTAGAAAAGAATAAACTATTTTTACAAAAAGAAGTTATAGCGTATACTGATGCACAGTTTCCTGCATTTAATTATGATAGAGCAAGATGTGAACTTGACGTTGGTTTAATACTAGATAGTATTGGGCTAGATATTCTAAGAGGTAATACTGCTAACTTCCTTTCAAGACAAGCAGGACTTAGATATTATAGCACGTCTAGTGGTAAGAGAGCGGTAGGTGAACAGTTGATTCAAACTGTAGCAGCAATGCAATACCTAAAACAACTTGTTACACAATATATTGTTAATAATGTAGCAGTTCCGCTTCCAACACAAAGTCGTGTTGACCAAGTTATAGACACAAATTACGAACCTGATAACCTTGCTGTAGCAGCAATTTCTGATAAATTTGATGTTATACTTGCTATTGTACAGAATGGTGTTTTTTCTGCTCCTCAAATAATTGACGGTTCTACAGATTATAAAATTAACATTGATCAAGGTACATCGTCAAGAGTTGATCAGGCAGATCCTACTAATACAGATATCATTCCAGGTAAACTTATTAGAGGTAAAACAAGTGGTGCTCTAGGACGTATTATTGATTATGTAAGAGAAGAAGATGCTGGAAACAGTGACCCGTTTGATTTTGCTCTAGTTGAATTATATGAACCAATTGACTTTTTACCTGATGAAGAATTAGAATACGGTAACCAAGTGCAAGAGAAGCAAATATCGATTATAATCGAATCAGGAATTTATGACGAAGACTATCCAATAAGAGTTCCGCCGAATGTATCTATTGTAGGTAATGAATTTAGAAGAAGTATTATACGTCCTAAAGATAGAGTATCACAATCACCACTTGCAGATTTATTCTATTATAGAGATAATGAATTTGATGGATTAGTTATAGGTATATCTAACATAGGTACTATAGGTACATTTGTTAATGATGGCGCAGATGCTAGTAGAACTCCAGGTACATATACAGTTGATTCTACTTTATATACAACCTTAGGATATGGCGCAGATGCGATCTTTACAGTAGTTGTCGCACCAGACGGTGCAGCAACAGTTACAGTTACAGACTCTGGAAAGAACTGGAGAGTGGGAGATACAATTAGTATACCTGATTCTGCACTAGGCGGTGGCGGCGGCGCTTTGTTATCGTTTAATGTTGCTACTGTTGATAACGGCGTTCCGTATGTAAATCCTTTAACTGGTAACACTGACGGATATTTTGGTAGACACTATTTAAGAAATCCAGCAGCAACTAAAAATGTAGGACCAGGTTTTACAAATATAGGTAACTGGAATACATATGCTACTGTGTTTACAGATAATAAAGAATTTATAAAAGAACAAGTTGATGCATATTTACAAGATCAACATTTTACAGCAGTAAATGGTAATTATGTAAGAGCTGATTTTAAATCCTTAATTGGTAATATGGTAGATTTAATTGCACAAGATCTTGTAAGAGGCGGATTAGAATTTACACTAGAAGCACAAGGTTTACTATTTGAAAATTCTACAACTTATACAGGTATAGAAACTGAAATTTCTGACGCATTAGATCATATTCCTACAATGTTTGACAATATATGGATTGGACAAAATCCAACAGAATTGTATGACAGTGCAAGGATTTATCAAAATGCTGATGTATTCTACGGAGATATTACTCCTGACTTATGGGAAACAGATGTAAAATACGAAGCCTACGAAGTAATTAGATTTTACGAAGGCGGGAACTTTAATTGGTATAGTGCAAACACTTCACATAGAAGTGGTCCTGCGTTTGATGCTACTGAAAAGAATCAATATTGGACACAAGTCGAAACACCGTTTACTATTATACAAAACATGATCGACTCTATAAAATTTGCGTTCAATGCCGCATACAATCCAGCTAAGAACAATAAAGACATGGATGTATTCTTAATGAACGATGGTACAATTCTACGTAACATTACAGTTAAAGAGCATGGCGGGTTTATGGGTGTATTAGATCCTGAAGGACAAGTACTTACACGCTCTCCTTATATACAAACTGGATCAAGTTTTAGTGCTTCTGTTAACAAACAAGCATTTAGAGGTGGATTGTTTGTTGATGCATTTTCTGGTAATATGGCAGTACAGGTTACTGGTAAAGTTACAGGTGATGCGTTTAGATTAAATATTCAAAGTTTACCTGGGCAAGGCTTGTTTATTAGACGCCCACAAACGCCAAGTGCATTTTATATACAAGGTAGACGTTTCCAAGTTAATGCTATTACAGCATACGATCAATCATTAGGTACTGCTACAATTATATTAGATCCTAGTTCTAACAGTGGTATAGGTTTTAGTGGAATAACCAGTGCTATTAACGGTATTGATTTAGATAATGCTACACCGGGTACTCCGATTGCAATTACATTACAAACTGCTGGTAACAGAAGTATGCTAGGTAATGACTTTACACAAATTAATGACTTAGGTTATGGACTTGTTTGTGTAAACGGAGCTTTATCAGAAATGGTTAGTATGTTCACTTATTATTGCTGGACTTCATACTATAGTAAAAATGGTTCTGAGATTAGATCAATTACAGGATCAAGTTGTTATGGTGAGTACGGACTAGTTGCTGAAGGTGCTGATCCTAACGAAGTTCCTGATAGAGTTTCGCTTGTTGAAGATATGGTTGATCCTGCTAAGGTATTTACAGCAGAATTAATTCTGCATATGCCAACAGGCGTAAGTGTATCAGCAGGTGATGCTGTAACAAGTGCAAATCCGGGTGTATCAGCAGAGGTTGCAATTAGCACAAACGGGTTATATGTCTATCTAACAAATGTAGTAGGGGTATTTACTACAACTGATGCAGTTTCAGTTTCTGGTACACCGATTGGTACACCGGCTGACATAGACAGTGTTGGATATAATAATAGAGAAGAAGCACTTAGCATTTATACATATGATTTTAAAACACCGCCTGATGCTAGAGCAGAGTTTGATTTATATCATACTAATCTAGGTAGAATGGAAAGATATAGTGTAAACAGTATTGAAAGAGTATCAACACATATCATAAATTCAACACCATATATAGGACAATCTACTACACCAAATGTACAAACACAAACAGACGGTGGTACAGCTTCTGGTACAAATGCTATGTTTACTGTATTGAAGAACGTAACAAATGGTTATGAAGTTATTATAACAACAGCAGGTACAGGATATGCTGTAGGCGAAACGTTTACTATTGTAGGTACAAAATTAGGTGGTGCTACACCTCTTAACGATGCAACTATTACAGTATCTGAAATTGATGCTGGCGCAGTTGGTGGGATAGGATCTATTACAGGAGTTACTATATCGGGTGCCTTTGCTGGTGATAGTTTAACACCGATATATAACAACTATATCTACAAATTAAATTTATCAAGCGGCAATAGTGGTTCAACAACCAGCGGGTTTAGTTCTGAAGGACTTGCAGAGGCTGTTCCGTTAGATACGTTTATTGAATACAGACGTAACAGTATTCATATTCTTGATGACTTAACTAATATTCAAACTCTAACAATTCGTCCTAGTACAGCTATTGTGTTTGATGAAAATAAAGACCAAGTTTATAGATCAATTAGTTTCCAAAATTCAAACAGTGCAGGTGACGAACTTGAATCAGATGAAGTAGCAGCAGGTATCGATACTGTTTTTGATTATATTAGACTACAGATTAACAACACTTATGCAGCTGAACCAATCGGTAACGTAACTGGGTTAAATAATCAACCTCTTACAGGTGGTACTACAAAAGGTAATTCTGTAGATGACGTAGTGTTGGCGGTTGAAGCACCAACAGATGTTAAAGATATTAACAGATTGAACAACAACGCTAGAACACCTACAGAAAATCGTCCAGTAGGATGGACAGCAGATACGCTAACGGCTGAAGCACCGATATTTACATATCAAGGTACAAAGTTTTATGTGTTTAACTATAGAGGCGTTGGTGACGATGGTGCAGGCAACGATATTGTGCAAACACTTGATAATGTAGTTAATCCTAATAACTTATATGGTATTGTTGACATTTTACCTGTTGGGCACGATATTAATACAACACATGCAGGCAGTGGCTTACCAGCAAGTATTGTTCTTAATCCAGGATATACTATTAGAGCCGGACTAGCCGCAGGCGCATTAGGTGATGTTACAGTTAACATCAGTACATGTAGAGCAACAGGACACGATTTCCTAGATGTCGGTACAGGGTCGTACAACACAAGTAACTATCCAAATGTTATTTTTGGTGCGCCGAGAGAGCCAGATCAATCTAATGAAGTTATTGAACGTGGTAAAGGGCGTGTGTTCTACGTAAGTACAGATCAAAACGGTATGTTTAGAGTAGGACGCTTCTTTAGTGTTGATCAAGGTACTGGTGCTGTTAGTTTTGAAGCAAGTATTGCTCTTTCAAACGTTGACGGATTAGGATTTAAACGTGGTGTTGTTATTGCTGAATTTAGTACAGATTCTAGTATGGCAGATAATGCTACTGATGCAGTTCCAACTGAAAGTGCAGTACGTGGCTACGTTGACAGACGCTTTGGTATTGATGTTGAAGGTCAAACAGTTCCGAATCCATTAGGACCTAGTATTTTACTTGCTAACGGTGCAAACCAAATGACAGGTGATTTAAGAATGAATGGTCAAATGGTTACTGGCTTAACATTCCCTGAAGCAGATACAGATGCTACACGTAAGAGTTATGTAGACGCAGTAGCAGGAGCAATCGACTCATTAAACGATCTAACTGACACTACAATTTACGATGCACAGGAAACACAATTCCTTGTTGCATCAGGTAAACAAAAAATCGGAGTAAAAGGTATTACAGGTGGATTATTTGAATTAGGACAAACAATTACAGGTGGCACTTCGGGTGCAACTGGGTTAGTAATTGACTTTGCTACAGAAAGTGATGTAAAATTAGGTACTGTACAATATCTAACTTACGATTCTACCAATGCATTTGAATTTGTTGAAGATGAAGTAATATCAGTTGTAGCTGGACCGAGTGCTACTACAATTAACTTTCCAGAATACGAATGGATGAACGGTATTTTTGATGCAGGAAGTGACATTGATTTTTCAGCTACACGTAATACAAGTCAATCAGGCGGTAACCCAACTGGACGTAGTCTTACACTAGATGTTCAATATAAAGCAGGTAGTATAGTAAATTCAGATGTAAATGCATCAGCGGCTATTGCACAAAGTAAACTTGCAATGAATGCTGCAACAACTAGAACAGATGCTACTGGAATAGGTCAAAACGATTTAGGACTAGTTGCATTTCATAATACTCAATTTACATTGACTAATGGTTGGGCTGAGATTGCCACAGCATCAAATGCAACTACTGGCGTTGAAAAAGCAAATCTTGCGCATATCGAAACAGAAAATGTTTTAGGTAGAGCAACAGCAGCAACAGGTGCAGTTGAAGAAGTGTCATTTAATACTGTAGTTAACACAGGCGGCGGCATATTACACACTGACATTCCTGATGCTGACACAGGTGCAGTTATTAGAACTGGTACTGAAGCATATGATATCACTGGTATTACAACATCAGCAGCAAATGATAGTATTGTAAAGACTACTGCAGATGGTAGTGTACATGTCAAAAAACTTATTGTAGGAACTAATACTACTCAAATAATACTTGACACTGATAATACTGACATTACCTTTAAAACACCAGCGCAGGGTACAATATTTACTGCTAGAGGTGCGGCCGGTGCAGAAGTTGCTAGAATTACAGCAGATTTGGATATAATTGGTGATGGTACAGCAGGTCAAGATTTTGTTGTAGAAAGCTCACTTAAAACTAACAGTACATATGGTACTGCAAAAGCATTAGCAAGTCGCTGGAACTATATGAGTTTTATAGAAGCTCCTGATGAGAAAAACGCTTATAGTACAGGGATATCAATCGGCGCTGGTACTGGTAAAACAGCAGCAGGACAGGTTGGTGTTGTTGTATCAAACCAATCCGGCGGGAGAAGTGATGTTCCAGCAATATTCTCTAGTTACGGACAAGAGCCAGACGCAGATGCGTCAACTGCAAGTGCAGGATATAACATTGGATCTACAAGTTTTAAGTACAATACAATGTATGCTAGAAACTTTGTTGCTGACATAAACTTTGTTGGTAACTTAACTGGTGATGTGATGGGCGATGTGTATGCAATTACAGATGACGGCTTAGCAACTACTAAGATAGTAGAGACAGGAACATATACTGGTACTACACACAACGGTGATGCAACATTTGCTGGAACAGCAGATAAGGCAGACAATGCAGACAACGTTGAAATTGATGTTGTAAATGATAATACAGATTATCAAATTACATTTGTTAATGCAGCAAGTAATCCAAATGACCCTAGTTATAGTAGACTTAAGATTGATGATGATAATACACATTTAACTTATAATCCTGATTCAGGAAATTTAACCACAACTACAGTCACTGCTAATTTAACTGGTAATGTTACAGGTAATCTAACTGGTAATGTTACAGGTAATATTTCAGGTAACTTAAAGTCTAGCAATGGTACTAATATAATTGATACAGGTAATGACGGAACTGCTACTGAATTAAAAGTTGACATTAGAACAAGGGAGATTGTTCCTGAAGGTAGTGGCACAAGTTCAGCAACCTATAATATAGGCGCATCATCTAACACTTACAACACAGGGTATATCGACTTTATACAAGGTATTGCAAATGAAGCATACTATGCTGACCTTGCAGAAAACTATACTGCTGACACTCATTATGAGCCAGGAACTGTAGTCATATTTGGTGGTGAAAAAGAACTTACATTAACTACACGCAACAGTGATCATAGAGTAGCAGGTGTTGTTTCTACAAATCCAGCATACTTAATGAATTCACATTGTGAAAGCGAGTTTGTAGCTGCTGTAGCATTACAAGGGAGAGTACCGTGTAATGTTATAGGCAAAGTAGAAAAAGGTGATATTTTAGTTACTAGTGATATTCCAGGATTTGCAGTAGTCAATAACGATGCTAATGCAGGTAGAATAATTGGTAAGTCTCTAGAAAATAAAACCAATGAAAGTGAAGGAATTATCGAAATTGTAGTTGGCAAGCATTAAGCTGACTGCAATTTTGCATAAATACATTACAATAGGAAGAAGACATGGCAGATAGATTTCCACTTATATTAGATGTAACTGATAATAATAAGATTAAAGAAATACCCGAGGGTGATAATTTAAATCTTAGAGATGTTTCTATTACAAATGTTGCTGGCGTGGCATCATTAGGTACAGTAAGTGCTGCTACATTAGAAGTAGATGGCACAACAGTTACTCCGGAAAATTATTTAAGAGCAAATAATGCTGTTGATTTATACGGCGGAAAACAAAATAAATTTTTAAGAGTAGCGTCAAATGGTAGAGATATCGAATATGTTACACTAAGCGAGGCAGGCTTGTTTAATGGTGAATTTACAGATGATTTATTTCCAACATCTGATGATACAGTTTTTGTCGGTCAACCTAGCAGAAGATTTGCTCAAGCACATATAGTAGAAACGTATACAGATTTAGTAGGTAGAATTAAAAACACTGCATTAGAAGGTATAGGTGGTATATCATTTGATTCTGATACTGGTGTGTTTTATATAATAGAAGAGGGTAAAAGAAGAAAAATGGTAAGTGAAGCTAGATCACTTGTATTTTCAATTTTATTTTAAGGATTAACAATGAGTTTAGAACAGATTAACATAGGAACTTTTGCAAATGATGGAACAGGCGATGACCTTAGAGAAGCCTTTCGTAAAGTAAACCTTAATTTTATAGATCTGGATCTAAGAGACGACGAGTCTACCACAGCAACTAATATCGGAACTATCGGCGAAGGAATATTTGCAAAGAAAAATAATTTTGAATTACAATTTAAAAAACTCGTAGGCGGGTTTGATACTACTTTAACATCATCTGAAGATAAAATAACTATTGACGTAGATACTGGATTAAAGCGTATAGTTGTTGTTTCAGATAGTGGTAGTAAAATATTAGAAACCACTGACAACATTAATCTGTATGGTAGCGGAAGCATTTCTACAAGACTTGTTGGATCAACTTTAACTATAACATCAACATTTAACGAACTAAGTGAAGATACAACACCGGTTCTTGGAGGAAATTTAGATGCAGGCGGTAATACAATTACAAACTCACCTAGTATTTCAGCTACTAAATTTATAGGAACTCATGTAGGCAATGTTACAGATGCTAACGAAGCAGTATTAGTAAATGCTGCAACTGGTAAAATTACAGGACCGATTGCTAATCAAGTTGTAAATACAGCAGCATTAGAATTTGATTCACAAAATGCAAACGGATTTAAAGTTACACTAGCGCAGGGCAATTATTCAGCAGATAGAACTATAACACTTCCTAACGCAAATGGCGAATTAGCATTAAGAAGTGATATTCCTGCTGTTGTAGAAAATGAATGGAATTTTGGATTTTTAGGAGATACTATAGCTAGTGTACAAGAGTGGCTTTATGGCGATCCTGATGTAGACATGGGAACATTTGGAGATCCTGAAACAAGGACGATTGACTTAGGTGATCTTATTGTGTAAGGGAGACAATAAATGACACAAACCTCGTTATGGAGCACAACTTCAGGTTCTACGTTAAAAACAATTAATGAAGGCACTTACATAAATCTCTCTTTACCTATTGCTAACGGATTAAGCGGTATAGAGTTAGAAATATTAAGTGGAAATTTACCAAAAGGTACAATTTTAAATAACAACTCTATTAGAGGTACCGTAGAGGAAGTTACACTTGATACAGAATATGAATTTGTTGTTCGTGCGTTTTATCAAGGTTATTTTGAAGATCAACATTTTAAGATTATTGTCATAGGACCAGATAATCCAGCATGGGTTAGTCAAGAAGGACTATTACCTGTAGGCCCAAATGACACGTTGTTTATACTTGACAACGAATTTATTGATTTTCAATTACTTGCAACTGACGACGATATATTAGCAGGACAAGTGTTAGATTTTTATATTGCAAATGACGACGGGGTATTACCTCCAGGGCTTACACTTTCTCGTGATGGTAAAATTACAGGTACAACTGAACCGTTACTAAGTTTAGATAAAAGATATAGAGATAGCGGATACGATGCACAGCCATTTGGTGATATACCATTAGATTACGGACAGCGTAACCAAAGCGGATATAGTTCATTTTTTTATGATTCACAACCGTTTGGTTATTTTGAAGAACTACAAACGTATAAAAAATTAAATAGATATTATCCATTTGCTGTTACTGTAACAGATGGTATATCAGAAGTACGCAGAGAGTTTCAAATCTACGTAGTCGGTGATGATTTTCTAACAGCAGATAACACTGTGATGCAAGCTGGTACAGGGGTATTTAGAGCCGATACTACAAATGTAAGATCTCCAGTTTGGATTACACCGAGAAATTTAGGCATAAAGCGAGCAAACAATTACACAACTATATTTTTAGATATTATTGACGATCCAACGCTTGTGGGTACAGAAGTATTTGAACTAGAAGATTTTAACGACGACGGCAGTATTAGTGAATTACCTGAAGGATTAAGTTTACAAAGTAATACCGGTGAGCTTTCAGGATACATTCCATATCAGCCTGCTGTAACTAAAAATTATAAATTTACAATCAAAGCAACACGTATACAAGTTGACTACGAAACTGTAACTGTATTTGGAACTTACTACGAAGATGTAGTAATGGGCGCTAAAGAATTTAAAATTTATAAAACTGACTTAACTGCATCTGATGGTATAAATGATTTAGAAGCATTAGTTAATAAGCAATTGTTTATTAATAATGCACTAGTAACTGTAACAGGCTATGATGATACTAATAATGATTATGATATTATAACACTACTTGAATCATTATCGCCTAAAAATAGTTTAGTAATTTTTAAAACTGCTCAACCTGGACAAAACTTTGTCTATGTAAATTCTATTTCACAATCGCAAAAAGACGAATATGCAAATCGAACACTTAAGGTTGACGGAAATAATTATGTAGTACAAAGTATAAGCAAATTCTTAACTTACGAAATTAATTCACATGCACTCGATAACACAACCGTAAATGATTTGAAAGCATATTTACAAACTACATATGGCGGATCGTTAGTTGACTACGAAGTAAATGTTGTCGAAGGACATAGATGGCAAGTTACACTACCAGATACATCTTTTACAAGATTCTTAGTTCAGTTTAAAGAAAAGATAGACGCATTTCTTACATATGATTCTAGTCCAGCTGAAATTACTATAGTTGCACGTAACTTTGATAAGATAACATTTAGTGGCAACATTGTTGCACAACTTGATAAAAATAGAAATATAGGTTTAGCTTTATTAAAAGATGACTTCTTTAAAAAGAATCTTATAGTTAGTAGTGTTGACGAAACCACACAACCAACTAAAAGTAAAACATTTGAACTTGCAGTAATAGGTGAAATAGATAGTAATATTGTTTGGAATACACCGGCTGATTTAGGAACTGTACAAACTAACAAACCTACATATTTGTTTGTCGAAGCAGAAACAGTTAATATTGAAAGTCCAATGCTTTACGACTTGACCGCAGGTACACTGCCACAAGGAATTGAATTATCATATCGAGGGTTACTAATAGGTAGTCCACAGACTTGGAAAGATAGTGCAAATGACTCTAGTGAATTTTTATACGAAGAAACATTTAAGTTTACAGTAAGAGCTAGAGATAGATTTGGACTGAATGCAACGTCACGTGAATTTACACTAAAAGTTGTCGAACCTACAAAAATGGAATATACTGACATTGTAGCAAAACCTTTATTAGAAACTACAATGCGTAAGTCATATAAAGAGTTTATGACAAACCCAGAAATATTTGATCAAACAAAAATATATAGAGTAAGCGATCCTATGTTTGGCATAAAGCGTGAAATGGAAATGCTTATATATGCAGGTATTGAAAAAAGTTTAATAGATGAATTTGTAAGTGCAGCAGCAAAGAATCATAAACGTAAAAAATATATATTAGGTGCACCAACAAAGGCAGTAGCAAAACAACCTGGACAGAATACTCCGATATACGAAGTTGTTTATATTCCTGTTATTGACACAGCAGAGAGCAAGACAGGTTTGACAAAAAAATCATTTAGTATCGAAACTAAGAATAAAATTACAGTTGACAGTGTACAGTATAGTGCTCTAGATGATAATTCAAAAATTGGATCTGGTGAAAGTGTACTTGCTATCGAAGGCAGAAATACTGTAAAATTTGTATACCAAAAAACTACAGGTACAATCTTAATCGAAACACGAGACGGCGATGTTAAACTTAACGTAGACAAAGACGACTTTGAAGTTGAACTTAGAGACGGTGGCGAAGCAGGTATATCAATAAAACTTGAACTATTAGATTCTGAGCCTAAGAGACTACGTCCTATCGCAAACACAATCAAAGTTGATAGTGATGCTATAAAAATAAGCCAGTCTACAGATAATGTTAGACATAGAGTAAGTTTAGAACATATGAGATCTAATATAAGAGCAATAGGCGATACTGATAGAGATTACTTACCGTTATGGATGCGTACACCACAAGAAGGCGTTGTGCAAACTGAGCATACAAATGCAGTTGTATTATGTTATTGCAACCCGGGCGACTCGGATGCAATTATTAAAAATATTACAGAATCAAACTTTAACTTTAAAAATATAAATTTTGATTTAGATAGATATATTATTAAAAACAGCATAGAAGACGATAAAGAAAAATATATTCTATTTGCAAACTATCAATTCAACATTTAAATAAGTAATACTATGTTTAACCCACTTGTAGATAGTTTAACAGATCTTACCGATTCTGAAATCGAAGATAAAATTATTGAACTTAGTCGTAAATATTTTATGACACACAATCCTGCGGTTCAACAGCAAATAAATGTTATACTAGAAATGTTTAAAGATGAGTCAAGAGCAAGACAGGCGAAGCAATATAAAAAAATGCAAGGAGATGACGATTCTCCACTTGACAATCTAATAAATGTAAGTTAAAATAAGAGTATGTTAATGAAAACTGATGACTTAGGTATTCCACGATTCTCTAACCGCGATCTTATTGATATGATCTATTCAGGTCATGCGGATAAAGTACACGTGGTATTGTGCGATGCAGATGACGATGTAGACAAGTTTAATGCCGCTATGGAAGAACAAGGTTTTGAAAAACTACAAAAGTATATTCCTCTAGATGTAGATCAAAAGACTTTTGACGGTGTATGTCAAAGTGAATGGTTTATGCCTCAAGAATATAAAGCGATTAGCGTATACGAATATGTTCTTGGTAAAGCAGAAACACCTTGTCCACAACATATACAAGATCGCATTTGGGAAGAACTAGACGAATTTAAAAAACGTGGTATGCACGATTTACTACGCTATATGATCTATCTTGTGGACTTTATGCGTGAGAACAATATTGTATGGGGTGTAGGCAGAGGATCAAGTGTAGCAAGTTATGTGCTGTATTTGATAGGTGTACATAAAATAAACTCAATCCAGTATGGCCTGGATTGGCGTGAATTCTTACGATAAATATGCATATAACAGGAGAATATAATGGCTAAAAATACACATACAAGCTTACGTGGTAAAACTGTAGACATGAGTTTACTACAGAAGAAAAATGAATTAACACCAGCAGTTGGTAATGCTAGAGTAAATGCACGTGGCGATACATTAGGTGCAGGCAATAAAATTATTAAAACAAGAGAAGAAGCATCTAAAGAATATTACGGATCTTCTGCTATTGTTCCAGATCAAGCACCAGCACCAGCGCCAGCACCAACACCAGCGCCAGCAGAACCAAAAGCAAAAACTAAAAAAACAAAAGCACCAGTTGTAAACGATGTTAAGGAAAACGAATTAGACTTCGATGATGAATGGGTCGAAGACGAAGACGGAAATTTTGTAAAAAGAGGATAGCAATGAAAACATATAACGGTAAGCTTAATCCTATTCATGATAGAGTAATTGTAAGCGAAATGAATTTTGGAGAACAAAAAACATCTGGAGGATTAATACTAAGATCAGACGACGGAGAAACTAGAGGTATCTATCCACGTTGGGGTAGAGTGCATTCTAAAGGACCTGAAAACACAGACGATTACAATGTAGGTGATTGGATCCTAGTAGAGCACGGCCGTTGGACTAGAGGTGTAAAAATAGATGACGGCAACGGTGAAGATACGTTGCGTATGGTTGAAGCTGAGAGTATACTAGGCTGGAGTAAAGATAAGCCGACAGATCATACTATCGGTAAAGAATATGCAGATGGAGATGCAGTATCGATATGATAGATCCTAGTGTTTTTAAATTTATATCAACACAAGAAATTGAGAAAAGGTTGGCTAGAATGGACGCTAATCTTTACCACACTGACGATTTGAGAATGCAGAAGAAGATGATGGAAACTATGGCTGCACTATCAGAAGAATTAGAAAAAAGAAAACAAGGAATAAGATGACAAACGTTTTTAAAGATATAGATCGATTTGCAACAGCATGTGATCAACCAGCAACTGAATCAAACTATAAAATGTACCTAAGTCTCATCGACGAAGAATATGGCGAATTAGTTGAAGCAGTCAATAATAACGATCGTGTAGAGCAATTAGATGCACTAGTAGACATCTTAGTTGTTACTATGGGTGCGATTCGTGCTGCTGGCTGGAACGGTGAAGCAGCTTGGAAAGAAGTAATGTCATCTAATTTTGCAAAGATTGATCCTTCAACAGGTAAGGTTCGTAAGCGTGAAGATGGCAAGGTTTTAAAGCCAGTCGGTTGGCGAGCACCTAATCTACAACAATTTGTAGGTGAAGACGGAGGAGAATTTTAATAAAAAGTGGGCGCAATATGGATCAGCAAGTACAACAGTTTGAAGAGTGGCATACTCTAATTGCAGAGTGGCACAAGTATCACAAATCAACATCTCCCGGCACAACAACTAGATTGAAGAAACGATTCGCTCAGTATTCTTTTGACTATTTTAAGTTGATGTCAGAGTATAGAAAAACAGGCAAACCTAGTTTACTTAGTAAAGCTGATGCTATCTACGAATCTGCAGAGAAAGAAATAAAAACTTTCAAAAG